CGTCACTTCTGTTGTCACAAGCCATCCATCACGGTGTCTGTAAGTGACGATGAGTGGTCCGAGGTTGGTGACTGGGTCTATGATCACTTCGATGAGATGTCTGGCGTCTCGTTCTTACCTCGATCCAACCACACATATGCCCAGGCACCATACCAGGACATCACAGAAGAGGAGTACGAGGACGCCATGATGGACTTCCCACTGAACATAGATTGGGATGACTTGGCCTTATACGAGAAGGGTGACACAACAGTCGGATCACAGACACTAGCATGCAGTGGTGACAGCTGCGAACTAGTAGACCTGGCATCATAGGATGTGGATACTCTTGTGGCTCCAGGTGGTGACAGCCGATACCATCAAATACTATCATCTGGGGACCTACGGGTCCTTGGAGCACTGTGCCCAAGCTAAGGCTAAGGCTATGGTCATGCGTACCACCAAGGACACAATGGTGGCATGCCTAGACGTGACAGTAGCTAGTCAGTAGGAACCCAGGCACTAGCCTGGTACAAGCAGTCGGAAGGGGCGACACATGGTCGTAACTATGGTCATCTCCCTTCCGACCTGGCCCACCTAAGTGTGCTTCTGTCCTGTAAGACACAGGCAATGGCGGTAACAAGGCATTTCTTCTGTCATTCAGGTGTGTTCATGAATTGTACACTAAGTGCCCCACACTTGTTCTCTACTCATATCTGACACAGCACAGGTCAGGTACTAAGAGCCCCCTCTAGAGAAGACCTAGCTAAACCGCTCAGGTTCTCACAAGTTCTCCCGCTCACTATTGTCAGTTAAAGATCCAGTCTAAGGTGTTTTCCTCCCGGTCACACTTAGGTTGGGACGATAGTGAGCGGTGAGATCATTGTACCTTAGTTCCTCTAGGACCTGGCTCCTCAAGGTACGGTGATGCTGCCATCACAATCTCGAACACAGCCTAGACAAACTAATGACAACATAAGATGACCTAAGAGTAGGCCTTGTCATCTCTTGTCTACTCTTGTCAGCTCTTGTCTGACTTAGGTCTGACTAGGGTTTGACTTAGGTCTGACTAGGGTTTGACTTAGGTGGGACTTAGGTGGGACTTAGGTCCGTATTCGTCATTCAAAGAAACGGCCTCTCAGCCTGACAAGAATCGCAGAAGGTCAGCACTAATGACCTAATGTCATACCAAGTGTCATCGGATAAAGTATCCGTTGACCTAGGTCACCCTACAACATCAGTGACTTAGCTATCTAGCGATCAATCAATGCCAATCAATCAATGGATCCACGGGTCCCTTGCCCACCTTTCGACCCCCCGGTGGGTCAATGAATGAGCCAATTCCAAAACAAGGGTTAAAGACCCGTGTTGTTGTTGTTGTTGTCCGTCTCTTTCAACCCGAGTTCCCCCACGAAACACATTAGATAAGGACCATTGCTATGGCTCTAGAAAATGGAACATACGTCAACTCTCTGGTCCCTGCGAACCCGGCCTCTACTGATGGTCTTGCGCAAGCTGATGACCACATCCGCCTGATCAAGAGTACGCTTCAGAATACCTTTCCCAACTTGACTGGTGCTGTGACTGCCACACAGGCAGATCTCAATGACATCCCCAGCACCTTGACTGACCTTGGCATCACTGATGGCTCTGCTAGTGGCCAAGTGCTTACAACAGATGGCAGTGGTAACTTTAGCTTCACTGCGTTGCCAGCTGGAACCACAGATACAAACTACTATGTGACTGGTGGTTCTGTCAGTGGCACCACGTTGACCCTCACACGCTCTGGCCTTGGCAGCGTAAGTATCTCAGGCCTGCCTACTGCTGTAACTAACAACAACCAGCTGTCTAATGGCGCTGGGTACATTACTTCATCCTCGATACCCTCTCAGAGTACATCATTTGGTGATGTTGGAACCTATGCCTTCCTAGTCAAGAATGGTACATCAGTCAGCTCTGGTTCTTCTTACTCTGGCTCTAGCTTACAGAGTGGCGGTGTGAATGCGATTGTATCTGTTACTGGCAGTAACACTGTGTACGCAGCTAACATGACCCAGTTGGCCCGTGGGGACACCACCATGTCAGGCACTTGGAGAGCCATGGGCTCTGTGTCCTACAACAGCTCCAGTACCTATGGTCGAGGCACAGTATTCTTGAGGATTTCCTAATGAGCATCACGATAGCAGAAGTGCGCAATGCACAATCTCTTCAGTCTGACAACCAGCGCATGGACGTTGAGATCAACCATCCCACATACGGCTGGATACCCTACACTGTAGACCCAGCCGACACTGACACCACCATAGACAATGCAGCCATATTGGCTCTAGTTGGGTCAGACTTCCAGGCTTATGTGGCTCCCACCCAAGCTGAACTTGATGCTGCTTTAGCTGCCCAAGTCAGATCTGAGAGAGACCTGCTTCTTTCGGTAGTTGATGTAGTTGTCAGCAACCCGCTGCGCTGGGCAGATTTGACAGCGGAAAAGCAGAACGAGTGGTCTACATATCGACTAGCGTTGCTTGATGTACCACAGCAATCTGGGTTCCCAAGCACAGTAACTTGGCCCCCAGTGGTCTCTTAGAACCAATACAAGTAAGGAACTCAGGCCATGCCTAACCTACCAATCCGTGGACTAGGGTCTGTGGGTGTGGTCACTGATGTTGACCCCTACAACCTCCCCACCAATGCCTACACAAGAGCCAAGAACATTAGGTTCACTGATGGCAATGTGACCCGTGGCCCAGTCTACCGGGCTGTCTCAGACACTATCCCTTGGAACCCTGTGTTCTCCTATGGTCTTACAGCCCTCTCTGGTTACGATACTGTGTTGTTGGTGGATGATACCTTTGACATCTATGAGTTCTCCAATGGCACCTTCACTCAGAGGTTTAACGCCAGCACCTCTACTAGCATCTATAGGACCACAGCAACCACGTTAGCCGATGTACAGTACGTCAATCGTGCAGACCAAGTACCTGTAGCAAGGACACCCTCTGCCACTAACTTTACGGCTCTGGCCAACTGGCCTTCTAACTACACCACAACAGTCCTCCGATCCTTTGGTGACTTCTTGTTGGCTCTAGGCACTGTAGAAGCAGGTACTAGCTATCCTAACCGTGTGAGGTTCTCTGACCCCGTGCTGGCCAACCAAGTCCCAGATACATGGGACGAGACTGACCTTACTAACAGTGCAGGCTTCAATGACCTGGTGCAGATGAAGACACCAATCATGGACGGTGCCACACTAGGTGCCAACTTCCTTGTGTATTCCCAAGACCAAGTGTGGATGATGGAGTTCGTAGGCGGTACGTTTATCTTTAACTTCCGTAAGGTCTTTGATGACGCCGGGGTAATCAATCAGAACTGCATTGTGGAAGTAGAGGGTCGCCACTACGTCTTCGACCAAGATGACATCTATGTGACTGATGGCAACACCCGTCAAAGCATATGTGACGGCAGGGTCCGTAAGTACGTCTTTGGTGGCATGGACACCTCCAAGACCACTGAGTGCTTTGTGGTCCACAACAGTGCCCTTGAAGAGATATACTTCTGCTACCACACAGGCGACGATATGGCCCTGTACGCAGACGGAAACCATTGCAACCGTGCAGCTGTCTACAACTACAAAGAGGACGTATGGTCCTTCCAAGACCTACCCAACGCAGTCAGCGGTACAGAGGCCTCTGTGGACAGTGTGTTCTCATATGCTGATGCAACCCAGACCTATGATGACATTGGTGGCTCCTACCACGACCAAGAGAGCCAGAATACCCGTAGGTCTCTGCTAGTGTCAGCTACTGGTGGTGGCGTTGCAGACAGTAAGCTCTATGGTATCGACCTAGTGGACCAAGGCAACTTAGCCCAGTCTGTAGACACCACAGTCTCCTCTCCATTTCTACTGGAGCGTGTAGGCATAGACCTAGATGACCAAGGCATACCCCTTAGCGGCTACAAGGTCATATCCAAGGTATACCCTCAGATGTCCACTGACAATTCAGATGCCACCTTTGACTTTACCTTTGGTGCTGCTGATACACCTAATGCTGCCCCCAACTACCAGGCTGAAGTCACCTTTGACTCCTCTGATGCGTACAAGGTGGATACACGGATTGCTGGCAGATACCTGTCCTATAAGTTGACCACAGCTACTCTCAAGGACTTTGCTTTAAGTGGAATGGACGTTGAAGTTGTAGTCACGGGTCGGAGGTAGCTTATGTCACTATCCGATAAGATCAACATGCTGGTGTCTTCTTACACAAGACGCCAAGCACCCAACCTTAACCCTGACTTCTTACCCAACTACTTACAGGAAGAACTCAGAGAGCTAGAGGCCTCTATAAGGTCTCTCAGCGATGCAAGTGTGCAAGTGGCAGACAGAGCCCCAGAGAGCCCCCGCAAGGGCATGGTTCGCTATGCTGTGTCTCCTTGGAACCCACTAAGCAATGGGACACAGGGGCTAGTTGTCTACAACGGCACAGCTTGGGTTGCAGTATGAAACAAGACCTAGAGATCAGGCAGTCTCTGATGGAGTACCAGACGATAATGCTGCACGGCATTGCCGAGGGCAAACTAGAGTGCGCCCTAGATCAGACTGAGCTAGAGCATTACTTCACGCCCCTGGATGATCGCTATGGGTGTCATCAGTATGCACGTCAGCTGTTTATGCCGAAAGGTATAACGGTAGCCGGTGCACTGCACAAACGTGACCATCTAACTTTCTTGATGGCAGGCACCATGGTGATCATATCTGAAGATGGTGGTCGCCAACGTCTAACGGCCCCACAGACCTTTGTATCACCGGCAGGCGTCAAGAGAGCCTTCTTTATTGAGGAAGACACAACATTGGTTTGTGTTCACCTCACGGCACACGGTGCAGAAGAACACATGGCAGAGATAGAGGATGAAGTCCTAAGCCCCACCTATGAGGCTATGGGCCTGGAAGAGCCTGACCTGTCATCACTAAATGAGTTCCTGGAGAACTCTAAAAACAATAAAATCGAGTAGGAAACTCATATGGTATTTGCAGTAGGAGCAACCTTAATTGGTGCTGGCGTTGGCCTGTATGGTGCGAATAAAGCATCCAAAGCACAGGACGCTGCCACAGCCGCATCCTTAGCCGGTTTTAAGCAATATGAGCCTTATGTAGACGCTAACCTTACTGGCTCCCAAGCTGCCCTGGGAGGTGTCCTAGAGACTGGTGCCTACGGGGGTCAAACCCTAGCTGCACCTAATGACTTCCAGACTGGCACTGCCACTAACATGGGCAACATCGGCGGCAACCTCCAGAACTCTGGTTATGGCATGATGAATGCTAATGCCGGATTCGGAGCTAACGCTAACCAGCTGTATAACCAGTTCCAGGGTTTATCTCAGAACGCCCAAGACGATCGCCTGGCCGCTGCTAATCAGTATGCAATAAACAATATGGATCCCCTGGTCACAGCTGCAATGCGCGACGATCGGCGGAGGCTCGAGGAAAATACCCTGCCTGGCGTTGATCTCGCTGCCAGTGGCACCAACAACATGAACTCAAGCCGCGCCGGTGTTGCAGAGGCCGTAGCCAATCGCGCATTTAATGACCGACGGGCTGACGTCAGTTCCCAGATAATGGATAGTTTGCGGACCCAGTCCCTCAACCAGCAGAACCAGCAATTTGTTGACCAGTCAAATGCTCTTACCAATGCTGGCAACGCGAACACTGCAATTTCGAATGCCTACAATACCGGCATGAATACGCTTGGCGAGGGTGCCAACTTTGGCATGAATGCAGGCAACACCCTCCAAGGTTATGACCAGGCTGCCCTAAATGACAATAGATCTGCTTTCGAGCGACAGCGCGACTTTGAGTTACAACAGCGCAAAGACTACCAGGCTGGCGTTCTCGGCAAAGCACCTTCGTCGCCGTCTGTAACCCCCAACCTCTATAATGGGGCCCAGGGCGCTCTATCGGGTGCTATGCAGGGCTTTGGTTTTGCAAATCAGTATGGCGAACAGCTATTTGGAATGGGAAGAGCACCTAACGCTTACACAGGCAACCAGTTTGGAAATGTCCGTCCAAACCTACGCGGAGGCAACTAATATGGCACTTCCCCCAGCATTATCAATGAGACCACAAATGCGCCCGTCCAATCTTGGCGCACCCGTCCTAATGAACCCAAACCAACCTAATAACCCAAAGCCAGCTCTCCAGACCGGCAACGCCAGGGGATCCTCCCGGATGCCAACAGTCGAGCCTAACCGTATCAATATGATGGGCGAGGGCATGATACGCATGGGTTCTGCTATGGCAGGCCAACAAGGCATGGGTCTGAACGCAGGCATGGCTGCTGCCGGTCAAGAGTACGGCAACATCATGGATTACAACCGCCAGGCCGAGGATGAAGCCGCTGCCATTGAGGAAGCTCGCCGGGTAGAAATCCAGAGGCGCATGGATGCACAGGCTGCCGCATATGCCAAAGCCAACAAGCCTAATAAAGACGCAGGCTTTGAAGCAGCTGTTGCTTCAGCAAAATACAACAATGCTATGCAAGTTCTCCAGGGCTTCGAGGACCATGATGGTGTGGTTGGCTTTGGTTATATGTTCCGCAAGTGGGACCAGCTTACAGGCAACCAACGTGAAAACGTACGCTTGAAGATTGCCAAGCTCAAAGTAGACGACCAGTTGTCCTACATTGCCCAAACAAAAGGTGCCGTGTCCGATCGTGAGATGGCAATCTTTGGATCTGCGCAGCCTAACTGGACGGACGGTGAGGAGATCTGGAAGGTATGGGTCAAAGACTATGCTGAAGCTCTGCGTGTTATGAACAACCGCCTAGCTGGGGGTAATGCCGTGGGCATCTACTCAGACGGATCTACCAGTGGTCAATTCATATCTGGCGGCCAATCTCTTAATGCACCCGACACCACAGGTTACTCAATAGTTACCGAATAGGACACCACATATGCCCGACTTTAAGATAAAAACGCCTGACGGGCGAACAGTAACCGTGCGTGGTGCCACCGCAGAAGGCGCTATTGCATACCTGGCTCAACAAGAGCGTGGCCAGTCTGTCACAACTGCACCGGCCCCAGATGATAAAACGGGACCAGGCGGTGCTCAGGCTGCTGTAAATGCAGTTGTTCGTGGCGGTTCCCGTCTTCGTAACTTGCCTAATGTAGCTGCCGCAGAACAGTTGCAAAAAACAGCAGGATATGAAGAAGATAGAGCACGGAGAGAAGCGTCTGGTGATCTACCCTGGTGGGAAAAGATCTTGACATGGCAAGCTAGTCGTGAAGACCCAGAAGAACTACGCTCAAAGGCTGTAGAATTAGCCTTAGAGGCTCAACAGCGTGAAACTGCCGTCCAGCGTGATTACCCTATGACTGAAGCTGGCGGTGGGCAGATTGCAAATATAGGTCAGGCAGAAACCTTTTCGGAAGGCCTTAAAATAGCGGCCTCAGACCCCCTTGCTACGGCCTCTGGAGTTGCTCAGGTTGGGCTTGAGCAACTACCTACTATAAGCGCCGCTCTAGCCACCCGGAACCCTACTTTAGGGACCACTCTTTTTGGTTTATCTAGTTACAACCAGGAACGGTATGGGCAGCTATTGTCCCAGGCCCTGGAAGCTGGCTATGATCTTTCTACTGCGGAGGGTGCGGAGGCAGCCCTAAGTGATACTGAGTTTATGGACCGCCAGGCCCAGCGCGGTGTGACGCGAGGTACTATTATTGCGGCTGTCGATATGTTCACCGCAGGCCTCGCTTCAAAGAGCGGCCTTAACCCCGGCAGCCTAGTTAAAAACACAGGTTACCAGATGGCTGGTGGCGCTGGTGGCGAAGGTCTAGCCGAATACACAGACACAGGTGAAATAAACCCTGGTGATATGATCATTGAGGGACTTGCCGAAGGTGTCACAGCGCCGTTGGATGTCGCAGCCCTCGGCACACAAAAGTGGCGCTCCAAGATCGAAGGTGACCCTGCCTATGGTGGCGCAGCTGCTGATCTAGCGCGTCTAATCCGCGAAATCTCGGTAGCTCAGGGCAACAACCTGAAAGATGTCAGATCTGGTGGTGGTGCTAAAGCTACACTCGAGGCTGCACATGAGAGGATCTCGGGCCAGATCACGGCAATAGCCAAGGACCCGGCAGTACAGGCCCGTCTTTCACCAAAGAATGCGGCTACACTCGAGGATCTCCTTGGAACCTACGCCCTGGCACAGACAGCAATCCGCCAGGGTAAAAACAAAGTCAAATCTAAGGTCACAAAAGAGAATGCTGACGCTATCGTGCGTTTGCTGGGTCCTTACCGAGAGGCCGCCGAGTTACAGCAATTGTTTGACCAGGGTGATGTCCTCACAGATCTTTTCCAAGATGGCCTCAAGGGCGGCGTCAGTCAATTCACAGACTTCCTTAACCCACT